AGCTTTGCTGAATCGTCATCTGGTTTGTAGTTCTCAGGAGTAGGACCCCCAAGATCTTCATAAGAACCAGCAACCGATGTATCCATTGGATCTGCTGGCTTAGCACCAGCATTAACAGCGGTTTTGGATTGCTGTGTCTTTACATCCATTTCTTGTAATTGTTTTCCACGAGACATTTGAACTCTCCGATTTACCTGTATTAAATCTATATTTATTTATAAATTAAAATATTTTATCAATGATCAAATACTATTGAGAAAATCATTGAACAGATTCAGTTTCTGCTCATCTAATTTCTTTTGATCTACCAGTGTATTAATAGTCTTGTATGTTTTTTCTGCATACTTCTCACGAAGAATGCCTCCATCCCATACCCACTCTTTACCTTCCATGATTCCCTCAACAAATGCATCGGGAGCTGAAGGATCAGCGACGATATCTGCAGCAGTTGCTAACATGAAATCTTCGCCAACTACATTGTATCCTTCTTTGGTTTGCTTTAAAGAACCAATACCGCGAGAAGAAACGCCGAGTTTTACACCCTCACCTAAAAGTGATTGTGCAATCTTACCCATCGGAGTTGAAAGAACCTTTGCTTTTCCGATGAAGTTTGAACCGCTTTCCTTCAAAGATACAATCTTATGAGATACACGATCCAAATTGACGGTAGGACCTTCGGGGTGACCAAGTTCTCCAAGAGCTCTGCCTTGGGCAACATGATTCTCATTATATCTAGTCACTTCACGACGAAGAGTTTCCATGGGATACATTCTGCCATTTCTGTTACAGATGTTTCCTTGAAGGAAAACTCCTTCAATGTAAAGTGATTGCTTACCGTTGCGATTTTCAACGATAATTTCAACCTTTTCGATTTCTTCTCTAATGAGTTTCATTATGCTTGACCCGTAATTTGAACTTGTTGAACATGGATTGATCCACCAGTTCCGCCTTGACTAAGAGCAGAAACTTTCAATGATCTTCTTAAAGTTGCATCAGGAGCAGAGAATGATGTGGTAATTGCAGCGGTGTTAGTATCAACCGTGATACTCGTCTGGAAATTTCCATCAAAAGTTGATGTGGTATTAACAGAAATAACCTTAGCGTGTTTAATCAATGCATCGTAATGTGCAAAATTTGCACCAGTTAAAGTAACACGATCACCCTCTACGAATGGCATTTGAGTACCTTCGGGGCAAGTAATAATTGTCGTTGTTCCTGTTGTAACTCCAACAACTCTTTGAGAAGCTTTAGTTACAGCAAGAGTTGCTGCAGTGTTCGCAGGAATAAGATAGTCAGTTTTAGTAGCAATCGGTTCCGTCCCAATAGCAACATAGGCATCTTGATTCACAGCAACGATTCTAAAAACGTTACTCTGAACAGATATTTCTCCAGTTGTTGCTGCAGTTCCAGTGACTGCAATTGACGATGCCGCCCCAATAGGTCTATGTGCCATTATTCCTAATAGTTCATTTACTAGTTATTTATCAAATTATTCATCCTCTTCGATCTCATCCTCAACCTCAATTTCGTTCTCGACTTCAGAATCGTCTCCGAACAAAGAATTGGCTGCAAAAGGACGAGATGCTTCAATTCTTTCTGCAGATTTTGCAAAGAGAAGGTCTTTGATTTTATCGCTGACTTGAGATGGAGACTCATCAGTTACCATCAAATCTAGAAGTTCTTCCATTTTTAATAATCAATTATGATCTTGAGTATTTATATCTCCCCACCTTTAGGCAGTTCTGGTGCTTCCGTTGCAGAACCATCAATTTCTGGTTCCATCTGAGGTTTTCCCAAATCCATACCCGCTGCACTATCTAAAGGTTGTCCTGTTGCAGGATCAATTGTTGCAGGATCAGGGATGATTCCGTCTTTGATTTCTTTTTTAATCAAAGCGTCTTGTTCAATGATTTCAACATCAGTTTGACGAAGAATATGTCTTCTAACATAATCCTGAGAGAAATACTTTCCAATGTATGGCTCTGCAGTTTGCGCAAGAGTCAGTCTCTCATTCATCAACTCCGCATCTTTAAGTTCGGAGAAGTGATTGTCATAAAGGAAATCATACTGAATATGCTCACTCATAACCTCCCAATCTTCGGGAGTAATTATGTTCTTCAGGAGTAATTGGGTCTTCAGCATGTCATTAAACATGTTGGAGAATCTCTTTCTCAAACGACCGACGAACTTGGTGAACTTAAGTTCGTCTCTCAGGATCTCAGAAGATCTACCCAGATTAAATCCACCTTCTCCGTCCATTCTGCTTGGAGGTACGTTAAGGGACCTGAATAATTTCTTTTTAAAATATTCAATGTCGGTGATCTCCCCGAGATTCTGACCGCCCGGAAGAGTAGAAATTTCAGTTCCACGTCCTCCCTCTCTTCTAGGCAACCAGAAATCTTCCAGCATAGCCATGTATTTTTTGTCATCACGAATTTCTCCAGTATTCGCATCATATACGAGTTTGTTACGATAACGCATCATAACATCACGCAGATATTGTTCTGCCTTGACTTTTGGAAGATTACCAACATCAATGTAGAAAATTCTACGCTCAGGTGCTCTGGATAATCTATAGATAACCAGAGAATCCTCAATCATTCTCAGTTGATTGAGTGCTTTAATTGCTTTGTGGAGATATGAAAGACTAGCTCCCTTATTTCTATCTACCAGTCCAGAGGTGCAATAAGTGATTGCATCTTTTGCAATCTTGACTCCTTGAGATGCACCTTGTGCATTAATATTTCCTGTTGGATATGACTTCTTAGGATTGTAAATAAAATATTCTTCAATTTCTGGGAATTCATAATCCATTGGATTATCGCTTCTCAGTTTTTGGAAAACGTTCTGCTTATCGCCTTCCTTCTTTTTTTGTTGACGAACATAACGCATTTTCATTGCGTCAATATATCTCAACTCTTGAATACCCTCTTGAGGGTTCTTCATATCAATGATCTTGTGGTAATAAATTTTACCGTCAATGTACCAATTTCTATAGATTTCGTGTGCCTTCTTGTCAAAATCTAAAAGATCAAGGATATACTTAAACTCTGAGCGAATCTTTTTCTTAATACCATCGCTGGCATTTAAGTTTGATAATTCAATCTGAACTGGAGTGTCATTCGTATCGGTTACGATAGCTTCATTTACAATATCTTCAATAGCACCATCAACCTCTGGGTGCAGTGCCATCTCACGATATCTTTTAATAAGATCAAATTCGGTACGAAATACTCCTTCAATATCGACATAAGAACCAAAAAAACCACTACTCATATAATGGTCAACCCCGTCCTCATTATTTGGAGGGACGGGGGAGACCGCAGTAGGAGATAGTGGTTCAGTGTCCTCTATTGAGAACCCAAATAACTTTGCCATAATTTATTACTAGATTGGTCTTTGTATTATTTATTAGGCGTTTGGACCGCCAGCTCCAAGAACTCTGAACGACTGAACTTGGAATTCAACCGTAAACTCTTCAAGAGTATCAGAGGAATCGTAAGAAAGATCAATCTGAGAAACATTAGTTGGGAAAATATCTTGAAATTCGTATTCAGCCAGAACAGAATTACTGCTTCCCAAGTTATTAGTGCTATTAATTACAGAACCTCTTCCGAGTTGGAATACATTAGCATTTGCCATGTAAGATGCTGGATTGGTAGCACCAATGTTATTTTCAAGTCTTGCGATTGCTTCTGACCAATCTTCGAATGCTCTTCTGAGTGAGAAGTCTTCATCGTTGATAACGGTAACAGTCCATGTATCAATGGTTCTGTCTCCAGCTACCTTGAAGATTCTTCCTCTAAAAGGAACGTCGATTGCTGCAATGTTTTGAGCAGGAAGTGCTGCTGACTTGCACATAAATCTAAACTTACTTGCATCCCAGTCAGTGGATACTGCGCTGGGGAAAGTACTTAATTCGACCTCAAATAGATTGGGGCGTGCGCCGCCCCCCGAAAGTTCGGATTTGAACTGTGAGATTGTTCTGTTTGGTCTGGAAGTTGCCATGATTTTCTCCTCCTTTGGTTATTTATTACGTGTTAGATCAAACTCTACCAACGACCTCTTCAAAACTGACCCCAGTTCGAGTCGCAACAAACGTCAGAGTGACGTAGTTGATCGATTTCGCTGGTTTCAGGAAGATGTCTGCTCTAAATTCATTATTATCAATAACGTCAGGAGTGTTATTCGTGGTATCACAAACAACCAGGAATCCATAGATTCCTCTCTTCGCCTCAACATCTCTGAGATAAGGTTCAACGATGTTTCTGAAGTTTGCTCTTGTCAACTCATCATTGAGTTCAAAGAGTTGTGCTTCTGCTG